AACCAGTTGTATATCTTCTACATTTTTAGCAGAGAACCAGATATCTTGGCATACATTAACATTGAATCTTCTTAATATATTAGGATTACAACTAGGCAATTTGGGTAACTCCGGGATTAATGGTAACGATACCTTCTATTATTCTAAAGACCGTATTTTTATTTTTATCTTCTACTAATACATTATATTCATATCTACCTGCATGAATTAGTGCTGTTTCTTGTGGAGTAAGATAGATAATAATTTGTCCTATAGTAGGTATAATAGTAATATGAAAATTAGCGGTAAGATTAATAGATTCAGCAGATTTTTTAATTTGAGCATAGACAAAGGTATTAGTAAGATCATATGTTTCATAACCTACTAATTTATTTACTTCAATAATAGCAGCAAATGATGAACCTTGATCTATATATAAATTTTTTATTTGAGCCATAGTAATCTCGTTAGTTTATATTAGTATTTATATTAATTTCATAGAGCAAATATAATAGATAGGTTCTGGTAATCCATTCATTACTGGAACAATAGTAAATAAAGTTTCTATACAATTTCCCAGCATATCTTTAGCAATTATTTTATTAGACCAAATTTTATTTTTTCTTATTCTAGTCCACATATAGGGATAAAAATCTTCTGGCATTTTACCTGATTTTATAATGGCTATATTTTTACCTTCTATATCACTATGTTCCTTAAACTTAAATGTCTTCAGAAAAGAATCATTAGATAATATAATAGTTCCGCTATTATTCATGATAAAAATATTATCAGAGGCAGAATTTAATGCTCCTGTAAAGGCTTTATTTTTTAATTCGGTATTTTTTAATTCGGTAATATCACGACCAATAATAATTAATTCTTTTGGTGTACCATCTTCATTATAAATAGGTGTTTTAACAATATCAAAATGATATAATTTATCGTTTATTTCAAATGATTCTACACCACGATAATATTTTTTTGATTTCCAGGCTTTTTCATCAGTAATAATACAGTTAGCAAAACCCTCAGCATGAATAGGAAATAGTTCTATTAATTCTTTATTTGTTTTATTATAATAATCATCAGAAGAAAAGCCATATAATTCTTGACCAAATTTATTTAATGTTACCCATCTTCCATCGGAATCTTTAATAATCACTAAATCACTAATAGCATCAATTACTGAAAAGAATCTATAAGTGGTTTCTTGCAATTTTTCCTGAAGATATTTGGCGGTATTATTGGCTTCTTCTGATACTTGATTACTGGTTTCGTGTAATAATTGAAATGAATGTGATAATTTTTTTATTTCATCATTAACATCAAATAACGAATCTAGGGGCAACAAATCTGGAGATAACAATTTTTCTAAAGTTTTTTTCATAATATTAACGTCGATAAGGTTGTATATTAGATAATACGGATTTAATTTCAGTTAATGTTTGAACTAAACTTATATTACCATTATAATATAAAGTAATTAAATCTTTAATAGATGTCATTTCATCCTTTTTAGCCTGAAGGAATTTATCAGTTAAAATATCTATTTTTTTAAGAATTCTCATGCGTTCCCATAATAAGGCTAATATTACTAATAACAGCATCGCTATAACGGCACTAATACTACCATTAGATAAAAATATTGCTGCGTGTGTAACTGCCTCTGCTTCTACCATATTATTATTCCGAAAAAACAATAGATTTTATCTACTATTTATTGGAATAATAATATTGATTATTATCATTCAAAAACATTGATCTGGATCAACTAAATATGAAAATAATGCTTGACAAGGCTTCTAAAAAGGAGTATTATTTATCTGTTGTCCGGTTCAAGAGGTACTATATTAATAAATATTTAATATTATTCAATATAAATTCATTCTATAACAGTTCTAAATACATTCTATCTACATTAGTTAAAGATATCTTAGAAGATATTAAGAAGTAATTATAAGGAATAACTACTAATTAATACTAGGAATTACTAATAAAGAATAACTACTAATCAGTAATAGATTTATTTTTATTCTTAAATTCTGTTATTTCATCATCAGTAACAATAATATCTTCTTCTTTATCTGGTCTAAAATCATTTCTACTACTATTATGATTATCATGATATCTATCTGAATAGTCATCATTACAATTATTCCTATCATTATGATTTAACCATCTTGAAAATCCAGCAGATAATCCTAATGCTGCTAAATAAGCAATAAACACTTCTGATATTAAAGAATCTTTTACTGTTTGATAAATTACTATAAAGGTACCAGTAATTGATCCTATTAACTGCATTACTTTAGTTTGACTTGCTTTACCATCTAATTCTGATACTAATTGTTTCCATTCCCATATATCATTTTTATCCTTATCACGTTTATATAATGATCTTAATGTTAAAAAGAATATTACCAGAAATATTGCTAATATAAAATTAGATATGGTTAAATAAGGAGTAATCATCTTACTTTATATTCTTTAGTGCCAATATGATCACATAGAATAGTAGTATCTACGAATATTTTATAATTTAATTCTCTGGCTTTATCACAGAAATAAACATCCTCTGAATACGTATTATTATGATCTAATGCATGTTTATATAGAAAATGAGGATAAGAAATATTTCTAATAACATCTGATTTTATTAATACACAACCAAATCCTACTCCCTCTACTTCATATAATTCTTTATCTTTAATCTCCTCATATTTAATTCTACGGTCTTTAGTATTAGTAAATATTTCTAATACATTATCATCATTTCTCTGAACATATAATCCAGAAACAATATCTTTATCTGCTCTTAATAACTTTTCAAGAGTATCATTAGGCAATACTATATCACTATCTACTGAAAAAAGATAATCATAGTCTTTAGCCCAATTTGCTATTAAATTTCTAACTTGATCTATTCTGTATCCATAAAAATATTGAAAATGTGTTTTGTAGCCATGAGGAATATTAAGATCGTAAATAGACTTAAAAGTTTCAGGCGAAATATATTTATCAGTAGGAATAGCAATTAGAATTTTTTTATCTTGAAATATTTCTAAATAATGATTTGTTTCGGTATTATACACAAAAGATATTTTTGGTTTTTTAGAAGTTATCCATAATTCATAATCATATCTATTATTGTTTTTACTATATTCATGTGTATCTTTAGGATTAGGAAGTGTAGCAATATAATTAGTATTAGCCCAGAAAAAATTGCCACTAACAATTATAGGTTTGTTTGCCAGTGAAAGATCATTTAATCCGACTACATCATTAGTTTCAAGTTGTTTTATACAATTTTTCCAATCATGAATAAGTGATTTGTTTAATATTGATAACCATTCCTTCTGTGATTCTGAAAATACTGATATTCCTTTAGTATGAATATATAATACTTTTTTATTTGGATTATTGATAGAAAATTCATAGACATAATTTAATGTTTGTTGTTCATAGATATTTTCCTCTGAAGTATCTCTAATATCAAGAACAGTGACATAATTGTATTTGCTACTAATATGATCTATAATACTTTTTAATACTATTTTTTTAGGAACTGGTATTGTGAAAGTTTTATTAATAGTAATACAAAGATTAATATTTGCATTTTCTTTAAGGTTTGAATTTTCTATTGCTAATAATTCTTCATCTATCCACCATAAAGAATTTATATTAACATGATCTGGAACATAAACATGAAAAAATATTTCTAATTTATTATTGTTTGGTTTTGGTTCATTTTTATTACCATTCATTAAATTGTCATATATAATTTTTTCTGATTTTAATTCTGGATAATATATTTCTCCACTATCTATAAATGCTCTTGTTGTAGCACATGGAGTAAAAAAATGTATATCTTTAATTAAATATAATTGTTTATTGTTTTTAATATCTCTATCCAATATCATAGTATCGCCATATTCCACTTTTAATTCATTAGGAATATCAACCCAATTATCCTTATGTAGAAAGAATAACGAACCAAATCCATATAAATTACCAGAAATATAGGGTTCAATTGTAATATTATTGTTGGTATAATCATCAAATATAATACCAATTGCTCCATTATCTGGTGTTACATATTCATAAACCTTTTCAAATATATTAGTATTATATTCTATATCATCATTAATAATTCCAAGTTTATTATTATTGGATATAGATACTCCATAATTCCAAGCAGGATTTACAAATATATTTTTAGAAAAATTACACAATTTTATTTTCTCATTATTTAACACATCATTAATGGGTGTATTTTTGCTGTCATTATTAATTATAATAATTTCATCAATAAGATCAACTGTTACTAATTGTTCTAAAAATCTACAGAATGGTTCATACTTCCACATAGTAGGAATAATTATTGAGAATTTTTCTGATTTAATATCTATTTCTTTTCCTATGCTTTTAGTTGCATTAATTGTTTGTTCAGTAGAATTCACCTTATAATCATTAATAGGATTTTTATCATTATATAAAACCATTATTTCTTTTACCGCTTTTATTCTATTTTTATCTGCTTTACTGATTAATTCATAAAAGAATGGATTATCACCACCGGCTTTTATCCATCCATTATCATTCATTAGATTATCAATATCAATATTGTTAATTAATTGTTTCTTGAAAGTTCTAAGATGAGTATAAGGAATTCCCCAAGTAAATTGATGATCTCTATAATTTTCAACTTCCTCTGGGTATTCTTGTGCTATTAATGGAATCTCATCTATCTCACTAAAACAAGAGCCATAAGTAAAATCATAATCCTCATGAATATTATTATAATAAGTAAAGATAGTATTATTATTAACTAGACAATCATCTCCATCTAATAACATAATAATATCGTTATTAAAACAAAATTCATTAATAGCGTGATATTGATTATAGAGAGCGCCTTTATTTTCTTTATTAGTAATTAAAACTATTCTATCATCTTCATAAGAACTAATAATATCATTAGTACCATCAGAGGAATTATCATCAATAATATACATAACATAATTATTATAATTTTGTGTTATTACTGAATCAATACATCGTTTAATATACTTCTCCGCATTATAAACAGGAGTAATAATTTTAATTGGTTTTTCTTTATAACAATAATTACGATAAGTTTCTAGTTGTTCAGTATTATTAAATTTAATACCAAATATTCTATTAACACTATCATTAATTTTAATAACTTTTCTATATTCTTCTAGTGGTAAATAATGTCCTAATTTATAATAAAGATGTTGTTTCCATTGTAGAGCAATACTTTCCCAGGAATAAATTTCATCAGTTTCTATAATAGAACAATGTTGTTGTTTTTGCTGATAAAGATATTCATCATCATAGGCACGCATTACTAATTGAACAAATCTATTAACTTGATCTTGTTTATTAACATTAGTAAATAAACCATTAGGCTCAATAGGATAATCTAATAAATAACACGATTTTTCTATTGCCGTACTTTCTAATGCTCCAAATCTACAGGTAATGACTGGAGTATTATAGAGCATTGATTCTAATACAGAAATACCGAATGTTTCTGGAAATTGTGCTGGATAAATCATATAACTAGCATTAGATAGTATATTAGCCACTATTTTCTGAGTAACGATACCAGTAAAAATAACATTTAATTTTTTATACTTATCATCATTCATTAATTTTTGCATTAGAATACCCTGATCATCTAATTCACCGGAACTCAATGCATAATAGCCGCCGATAACATGAAGATAGGCATTAGGTATTTTTTGTTTAATAATTGGCCAGATATCATCTAATAATGGCACTAGACCTTTACTAACTGCGGAATTATAGACAAAAGCGTTTTTATCTTTTTTTGAAATATCTGCTGATTTATATTTTACTGCACCATTTCTAGTCTGGAATGTTTTATTTTTAAGAATTTCATACATTCTTCTATTACCATGATCGGCATTTAGAACATAATTAGTATGAAAATCTGAGAGTGTGAATATTTCATCAATATAATTTTTATTAAGAAGTTCTTCTAGGAATTCATCACCGGTACAGAAGGTATCATGAAGCCAAACAACTTTATAGGAATTTTTGATGATAGAATTATATGGATTATTTTTATCAGGAAGAAACGGTAATACTGACCTTGAGGAAATAACAATATCATAATTTGTTAATAAATTTATATCAGAATGATCGATATAAGTAACATCATGATACTTACCAGGAGAAATACTATCTGTTTTGCAAGAATTAAGCACAGTAACATCAAAATCAATTTTTGCTAATTCACTGGCTAATAATATAATAGCCGCTTCAGAACCACCTAATCCTCTTGAAAATAACGTAAATCCATTATAAGTTAGGGGACCGGTATCAATAATTAATAGTTTCATATGATTCACCTCATGATAAGTATATTTAACTATTTATTAAAGATTCTAATGCCTCTACTTCCGTCGTTAATTCTTTTAATGCAGCAGCAATATAGGGAACACATCTAGTATAACCTATTGATTGATACAATGGTTCGCCTTTTTCATTCATATCATCTTTATTACCAATAACAAATTCTGGGAATATTTCCTGAAATTCATGAGCGATAGCGCCGAAACATATTTTATCATCATCATCCCATATTTTATTATAATTATAGATTTTAACTTTATTAATTTTTTCTAATATTCCAGAGGTAGATTCTGTAATATTTTCTTTTAATCTATAATCAGATGATATAAAATGAGTATTACTATCTTCCAGAGAACTATAAGTAAGATCATTAGTTCCAGAACCGGATTGTATACTAACATTATTAGAAGAAGAATATACATAGGCTAATTCTGTTGGAGTAGACCCGCCTAGAACAGTTCCAGTAAAAGAAATAGCACGACTACCGGCATTACTATTTAATAATAGGGGGCATTCATTTTTACGAAAATATGATGCGGAACTATAACTAATATATAAACTATTGGCAGTACTTACTGATACTCCATAGTTAGTTGTACTAAGGGCTGGAAAAGAAGCATTAGAATCACAATAATATAAATTAGCATTATTATTAGAATTAGCCTCAAGATAAGTAGTAGGTAATACCAAGTAATCATCTCCAGCAGGGCCAGCAGAACCAGCGGGACCAGTAGGACCAGTGATGCCAGCAAGACCAGCGGGACCAGTAGGACCAACCACAAGATTATCTAAACCATTACGGCCCACATCCCCCCCAGAACCTCTATAACCAGCAGAACCTTCATATCCAGTTGGGCCAGCACTTCCATTATAACCCGTTAATCCGATAGAACCATGATAACCAGTTGCCCCAATACTTGTGGCACCAACGCCGATAGAACCTTTGTATCCACGTTCTACAATATTATTCCAAACATTTTGATTATAATGTTGGTATAAATTTAATTGCGGGTTAAATCTAATAGCACCCACCACGCCAGCAGTTGTTGAATAATCATTGGGTATTAATACCGCACCACTATTTCCGGTGGTTTCTGCTTTAGTAGAATTTATATATCTAAAATTAGCATCCATATCATCATGAGATAATGGACCACTTTGAGACGTTCTATATTTTATTGGCATTTTTTTCTTGTAATTTTATAGTTAATTTATCTAATTTTTTGTTTAATTCTTTAACACAAGCAAATAAGAATGGAACTAATCCAATATAATTAATTGATTGATACATAGGATTATTATCGTTATCAACTTCATCTTTTTTATTAGTAACAAGATGAGGCATTATTTCTTGTAATTCGTGTGCCATAAAACTAAACGATTTAGCCTTAGACTCTTTAATGGTGAAATCATATAATTTTAATTGTTTAAGGGTTGGTAAATTATCATTAGTAATTATAACATTTTCTTTCAGCCGATAATCAGAAATATTATTATATAAACTTAGAGTAAATGGGGCTTGTGGTACCCATTGAGTATAATTTTGTGTATTAAATCCCACATTAATTTTACAAGCACTAGCCGCAAGATACCTTATGTCTAATAAAGTTCCTTGGTCGTTTCTATTCAAATAAATACCGCCATCACCATCATCAATTTTACTAACATAAATAGAACCACCAGTATTAAATGCAACTCCTGCTTCTGGATTATTTACGGCGCCTGGTGCAGTATTAGTGGTGTTAAATGTTAACGGTAACGCAGCAGTTTTGGTAAGAGCGTTTACTGTATATCTAATAGCATTAGTAGGGGAACTACCAGCAGGACCAGCAGGACCAGTAGGACCGGTTGCGCCTTTTAGTCCGGTTGTGCCAACGGTTCCCCTAGAGCCACTATATCCAGCATCACCAACCGAACCAGTATATCCAGTTTTCCCTAATGGGTCTCTACCGGTTATTCCTCTTTCACCTCTTGAACCACCATACCCAATTACTCCTTTACTTCCTGAATAACCAGTTGCTCCTACACCGTTTGCTCCGGGATCTCCTACGTATCCTTTTTCCCCTACTGATTTCCATATATTAGTATTATATACACCCTCAAAACTTTTAGTTTCATTATTATATCGTATTGCTCCTACAGTAGTAGTATTTCTTTCTGCCGTACTACCTACTGGAATGGATGCAGCACCAATATCACTATCTTTAGATAACTTAAAATTATCTAAATTACTAAAATTAGTATCTAAATCAGTATTAGTTAATATTTTAGCCGTTCTATATGTTATTGCAGGCATAATTTTATTGCTCTTATTTTTTCAGATAATTCATTAATCGCCGCAATTAAAATAGGAACCATCGGAATATAATCAATCGCTTGATAAATTGGTTTATTATCGTTATCAACTTCATCTTTTTTTCCACTTACACACGATGGAAAATACTCCTGTAATTCATGGGCAATATAACCAATTTGTTTATTTTCCCTACCAATATAATTAAAGTCGTATATATCTATTTTATCTAATGTATTGAGAACATTCTTAATAGGTCTTATATTAGTTTTTATACGATAATCAGAAGTATTAGCAAAATCTAAATAACCACTTACTACATAAAATCCACCACCTGTAGTACTATAAGATACATTAGATAATGTGGTATTATTGTACTTAAATTGCATGAATTTATAAGATACGCCAGAGGTATTTCTTCTTCTATGAACTGTTAAATTAGTAGCACTTGTACTACTTGTTACTATTCCTAAACTATTGATATCTAGTCCGGTATTTGTAGAAGTTAATCCTGGACTACCTCCTGTAACAGTATTTCCAACAGGTATTGTATAATAGGTTGCAGTTGATAATGTTCTATTTAGAGTAAGTTGTGAATATTGTGAACTATTAGTAGGTATTCCGCCATCTGGACCAACAGGACCAGTGACACCAACATTGCCCGTTAAACCTAAAGATCCTCTATATCCCCGTGAACCAATGTACCCCTCTGAGCCCGTGTAACCTCTTGAACCTGTATAACCTGTTGGCCCTACCGAACCAGTATATCCAACTGCCCCAAGTAATCCGGTAGGACCAGCACTACCCTGTATTCCAGTAGAACCGACCGAACCACCGTATGTATATGCCCGAGAACCTGTATAACCTACTTGACCAAATGTTCTCCATTCAGGAGTAGTAGTTTGTCCAGTATAGCCCTCTAAATTATTAACTACTGTATTTAATCGTAATAAACCCGGTGATAATGTTGGTTTTGTATCATTACCACTGGGCAATATTGCATAAGTTGATGTAGGAGATAAGCCTACTTTTTTAGTATCTAATTCTCTAAAATTATTATCTAATTCTAGTGGTGTTAATGAACTTCCTTTAGAACTTCTGTATATAATGTTCAATGCCATATTAATGTCCTATGGCAAAATAAGTAATTTCAAAATTAGGATTCGTTTCATCCATAGTAGTTGAACCACCTACTCTATGAACATAAAAAACAAATCCATTTGTATCTTTACCATGAACACCTACAAGCATATCACTTCCATCCGAATTAAGGTTATCTTTACCACCTGCTACTACAAAAGAACAACCATTAGGGAAAGGTATAGGAAATGTAGCAGAACCTACTGTTTTAGCATGATAATGACTATCGTTTAATGGATTAGTAGGGTCTGAACTTTCTGGTTGTATTGTAGGAGTATAAAAGGTAGTACCCCATTGCATAATTAATCCGCCAGGTAATTTTTGATATCCATTTTCTGAATAAACAGAATTATTCCTAAATATATCATATACATATTGACGAGTAAATGCCTCAGAAGCAATTACTCCAGAAGTTTGTGGTATTGTTAATGTTATTTGACTATTTACTGGAATTTGACTTAAATCAAATTTAGTAAATGAATTGGTATTAGTACTATCTGCTAATCTGAAGTTATTGCTTCTAAATGTTTGGATAATATTATTGCCACCATCATCCATGAAAGTATTACTAACATTTTTATAAACTACATTAGTACTATACGCTAATACCTTTACTCCAATATCAGCATCTACTAAACCACCAACAGCATCTAAATCCCCCAGAGTAGCAATAATACCATTTTTATCTGGAATAGTTAATGTTCTTAATTGTGAAACACTGGCTAAATTAAAAACCGCCTTTTTTGCGCTATCACTACTATTTTGTAGAATAAAACAATTATCATGAAAAGTTTGAACATTATTAAACAGATTAGTATTAGATGATATTACGGTATTAGCATTATAACCCTGAACATTAACTCCGATAGCCAACCCTAAATTAGTTCTGGCATTACTAGCAGTATTAGCACCTGTACCACCATTAGCAACGGGTAAAATTCCTGTTATTGATGTTGCAGGAATATTACTAAGGGTGTTAGTTAATCCTGATATAATTTTACCAGTAATAATTTGAGAAGAAGATAAATCAACAATCTCTTTACTAAAATCAATACTAATATTACCAGTTTCAGTACCAGTAGGATTAGTGATTGTAATATTACCATCGGTATTAATTAATGATTTTATTACTAATGTATTATTGGAATTAATTAATAATCCATTAGTAGTAGCATTAGATAAAGTAGTTAATTTATTATGTGCGTTTTGTTTAGTAGCAAGATTAGCACTCAAATCAATGATATCAGAAGTAATACCGGATAAAAGTACTGCAATATTGCTAGACAAAGTGTCAATATCAGCGGATAAAGCATTAAAATTATCATCTAATTCATCATTAGTAAGAGGTGATAATTTAGTTCTGCGTAATGTTAATGACATATATTATCCTATACTTTATTATTGATAGTACGAATTCCATATATTTTAGGAATAATACTATTGTTAGTTGTTCTCATTACTAATTTTATATCGAATACTGAAAATACTGTAGTAGAAATATATTCATAATACCATTCGTTTATCACACTATTATTTATACTATTTATGAATCTTTTAGTATAATCCATTGTGTCTAATTTAGGGTTGGCTAATGGAACCCAGCGCCATTCATTATCTCTATGGGTACTTTCATCGGTAGATAATCTGACATAGACATCAATAGCAGCAGGACTAGGACAATTACCAGTAATAAAAATACTTAATCTTTTTGCCTCTGACTCTGATTTTATTTGAACTACCTTACTTTTATACTTAGCATTAGCAATTCCTGTTCCAGAATTAATTTCTGTATTAAGATCAGAATCATTTAAGTAAGTCGCTAACTCATTAGGATATGTAGTAAATATATCATCTATTTCACCATTTTGATTATCAATTTTATTAGTTTTTACTATTAATGACATACCATTCAATTCAATAGTAGGTGATATAGTTTTATCATTAGATTTTAATTCAAGAGTAACTAATGAATTGTTAGGTTTATCTGCTGTATCCATAAATTGCTCATTATCACCGGATACAATTAATTGTGAAGATTCAAATACATAAAATTTATTATTATTATCTATTTCAGCAGTTGTTTGTGATTCATATTGATTACCACCATTTGCACTTGCTTGTGTTAAAGTAATACTTTCGGTAATATTAGTTGAAGGTAATTCAGTTCCAAGATAATCAATCATTAATTCATTAACAATAATATTAGTATAAATTTCAAAAGAAGCAGCAGTAATTGATATTGGAGATGTTGGTATTGATAAAACAGCGCCAACAGGAGCAATATTTAATGATTTATTATCTTCATTATTAAATGGAATAGCCTCTTCATAACTTCTGGTAAAATTATTATCAATAGGAGTAGCGTCAATTAATTGATTAGTATCACCAATAAAGATATTACCGGTTAATGTTGCATTTGCTCCTACATCAATAGTAATATAATCTTCATCTATAATAGTAGCAGTAAATTCCCCATTTTTGAAATTACTATAAGGAATACCATTATAAGCAGTTACAGAAGGAGTACTAACACCAGGGAAATCACCAATAAATACTTTATCAGAATTAATAAGACCATGCATTGGTAAATATATTTTTACTAATGATGAACCAACAGTAGTATGAATAAATGATAATGGTAATACTTGTTTAGTATTATAGTATAGTTTTCTATCTCCTAGCATAAAATATTGGGGAACTAATGATACTATAGAGGGATCATCAGTATTAAATTCTGCAATATTAATATCAAATTTTATATCTTCATATTGATTAGGAGTCCAAGTAGAATCATTAGAAGATTTGAATAATACTCCATTAAATGGTTGTTCATCAATTACTTTACCACTAACAATATCAATATCACCAAATCTTGAACACCAAACATCATAACTTAATGAAGTAGATTTTAATACAAAACAAAAATCAGTAGCGGGCGATAAATAGACCGGCTGATCTAATCCGAATACAGTTCCAATAGAAGCATTATCACTTTGAGAAACACTGTTTCCAGGTAATACTACTTTTCCGCCAGGTAATACATTAGAACCAGGTAATCCATTATTCATATCTCTTAATTCTAAAATTACTGGCACTGATTGATCAACATGTTTGAAATAAACCACTACACTGGTGATAAACACACCCATTGGATAAACAGAGGGATCAATAAAAAATGATTGTGCCAATGGATCAACACGTTTTGCTTCTCCACCCGCTCCCACTGTACAACCAGCCAACAATTTATTAAATATCCATGGAGTGGAAGAACCCTTTGGAATTAATGGTTTATATGTATCAGTTGATAATATACCAGAGGGTTTTTTGTTAATATCTATTTCTGCTATAGTAGGAGGAATTGTAGTATGAGCCCAATAAAAGGTTCTTCTAAATTTATTAGTAACAGGAACATTTAGTGAATAAACATGGTTCCATTTATTATCAGATATTTTATCAGTTTTTACATAGGTTATTGTAGCCTTAGCATTTTTTTCTATAATACCACTACCCGCAGTACTAATAGTGCTAATATCAGGAGGAGTAGCACTAGCAGAAGGAACCGTATAATTGGGTTTTACTGAATTAGAAGTTATGGTATAATCATAATACCATTCAGCACAACCTAAACCAGAAGGACTAGGGGGCGTATGAATTAATGGATTAGGTCTAAATGGCGGTAAAATAGGTTCCGGTATTTGCACTGGAGGATATATAATAATAGGCGGTGTAACAACTGGAGGAGGCATTACAGGGGGAGTAATTGGTAAAGTTCCGCCACCACCGCCACCACTACTACCAGTAGCAGGAGGAGTATCTAAAATAGTTAATGTAGTTATTTGTTTTTGTTGTTGTTTTAATATACCAGAGGCTTCATAAACAGCAGAAGTTGAGCCATATTGAGGATCGGGTAAATAAATACTGACATTATTATCATTAACGATTGTCTTAACTGAATCTACTAAAGAAAAAGTATGGGAACCACAAATAAATGTAGCAGCAGGTAAATAGAAATTACCAATAACTGATCCAATATTATCAGTAACAATATCAGAAACAAATGCTCCATCTTGTGTAGAACATAATTTAGAAACATCTACTCCATTAAAAAAGGGGTAATATTTTGTATTGGGTTTTAGACCTTGTGCTGTAAAAGTTACGCATTTTGGCCGCATATACATAATAGCGGATTCATTGATCGTCCAAGTTTCACCGATTTCTGCGGTATTAGTAACTGTAGATAGATTAATACTACCGATATTAGTTCCTGTAGTTATTGTAGCCATATTTTATTAATTCCTATACCGGTATTTGTTAAACACGCCATTTTGAGGGGTCTTTTTGGTCAAAGTGTCTTCCTGCATGTAAATAAGACTTGACCTCTATATCTTTATATTTTTTATTTTTTAATGATTTAGCATAAACACCATCCCAACCATTGCGTCTTATTTCTAAACTTAGATGTGAGTCAGTATTTACTCTACCCGTTCTGCCTAAATTAGTTTTCCAATCAAAAGTGATGGCGTGATATCCATTCTTTGAGTCTTTACCCCATTGTTTCCTAAGATTAGAAATTTCAATAACTATCTCCTCAATAGGTTCAGGAGGAGGGGGTAATATTACTGGAGGTAATACATATACTGGGGGCATTGGAATTATTTCAGGTAAATCTATAGGTGGAGTAGGTAATTCATCTGGTTTAATAGTTATTGGTTTAATTACTACAGGTAATGTAACGGTATCAACCCAATTATCTACCATTGGATTTAATGATAATTTACCTTCCCAATTCATTGTATTATAAGGGTTCAAATTATTAAAAGTAGAAGCAGGAGTATTACCAAAGGCTTTTACTTCAGTGTAGGGTAATGTGACTGTAGAACCAGTTTGTTTATAATTGCCAGACACTTCAGTACTTTTTGGGGATAAATTAATAGTTCTGGTAATAACTCCTGGACTTAAATAAGATTTATCATAGATGGTGCATTTATAATCATCAGAATTATAATCTTGACTAAAAGCATCCTCAAAATCTTCGTTCCACATACCACGGGCGGCTTCAGTAGCACCTTCAACAGTAGCATCTACAATTTCTTGATGCATATCTCTATTTAATGCTAATGAGGTATAATATTCATTACGATCTACCCGTTCTTTAATATCATGAATATCTAACATTTTATATACTGGATTGGCAAATTTCTCTATAGATACTTCATTAATATCAATAGTATAGGGATACATATAGATATAGGCTAATGGTAATTTATATTCATTTCTTCTGAATTGTAATATTTCCTGATACCCAGAAACTTCTTTATGATCTATTTTTAGAGAATCTTTTTCACGATTGACATAAAGATGGATATGTTTAGGCAGGAATTTAGTATAAGAATAGGTAATTCTGGCTAAATCTTTTGGATAAGTATATTCTTTACCTAGACCATAAGTAACAGCAGTAGTATCTACCAAACTATTATTTGATGTTAATCCAATATAATATGTTCCTGAGGCTGGTATCGCATCAATAGTTAAATTTATAACACTATCACCAGTAATAGAATTAATAGATATAGAAGATATATCAGCACCGTTAGGAATACCCGGACCAATTATACGTAATCTATTATTAATATCACTAAACCTAGCAGCAAATAAGGATAAATTGATATCTTTTAAGTATACAAGGTTGTTAGCAGCAATTATTCTACCATAATTCTTAAAGAAATAATTAGAATAAGTAGTTCTAAAATCAATACAATTTCTAATATTAACAGTTTCTTTATTATTGCCTTTTACATCTCTTATTCTTCCAATATAAGATAAATCATCACTTCGAAAATCACCATAACTATCAACACATGAATATGATCCATCAGTTTGTTTGTAGTAAGTATAGTTTACTGATATTTGGCCGATAGGTGGAGCATTATTTCTTTTTAATTTAATAAATCCGGTATTGATACTGGTAGCGTTAGCCCCTGATTCAAAAATGTATCTATTAGTAATATCTATACTATTGTTAATATTAGGAGCAACATTAATATCACCAGAATCTTTGATTGAAAGTATTTCTTGAATGTTTTGATGCCCTAATGCAATCCATGATTTAGACGGAGTAGGAATTACTACTGTAGCGGTTTCTGGTGAATTATTAGAGTGAGCAACTTCATTTTTAATTAATGTTGTATAAAGAACAATATCAGTATTAATCGCAATATCATTAGGTGCATGAAAAGATAACGTAGTAAAGGTGCTATTAAATTTTATTATACCTGTACCAAGTGGAATATTAATATAACCAGCAACAGTTTTCTTAAATGCGCTATAATCATTTATAGAATAATCTTCAAAATAAGAACTTGGTTCACTATCAACCCTAAACCCATTTATACCAGTATCTACACCATTAGTAGTTATAGTTGCATCATAGGCTTTTATTACTGAATAAGATAAATCGTTAATGACTTCATTATTATCCAATCTTTTTGTTGTTTTAATAGTAGAATTATCTAATTTTATTAATGGATAATATTCATTAGAATAATTAGTAATAAAGGCAGATACTAACGTGGCAGAATAATTAATATTTCTAATTACTTCACTAGATAGAATTTTATTAGTTTTAAGTGTTTTTATAACATATATTTTATTATAAGTTACATAGTAAGGTACCCAACTAAGAGGAGGATTATTTATATCATCAGCAGCAAATATGTTCATATTTGTATTGCTAAACATATCCCCATCACCACTGTTATCAAAATATTCGAAGGTTGTTACTGCACCACTAATATTTAACTCACACAGAATAGGAGCACCAATATCTTCGGCACCAATTTTCTTATAACCACCTATATCATTTATTGAATAACCAGATTCTATGGTAATATTGTCGAAATACATTTTATAAATTGCTGTACTTTTTTCACCTATATTATCTGCAATATCTCCTGCATAATATTGTAATTCTTTATACACACCGTAACCAACAACATTACTGGTAATACCTGGCCCTGGTCTATTATTAATAAATTGAACTAATTCGTTTTTTTCTGGTAAATGTGTTAAAAACGGTTGTTCAACCCCTAAATCATTAAAATTATTACCACCTGCCACATAAAAAAATGGCATGTTGTCTAGGAAAGTAGATACTAAGGGCTTTTCTTCGGTATGGTATATATCTCTAGGTTTTGCAATAGGAATGTTTACATCATGTAATTGATTATATTCATAGCCACCCAAATAACAATCACCTCTACCCACACCAACCCAAATATAATCATCAGTATAAGACTTATTTACTGAAGTTTTTAGCCCATTAACAATAAAATTACCATTAGCATCATAAGTTCTTTTGGCTAATGTTTTTAATAATTCGGCATATTGAGTATTATTATTCAAATAAGTAATGACATCGTTTTCAATAGTCATTAATTGAATGAATTTTTCTTCATCAATTATAGTGTTTTTATCTGTTCTGGTAAGAATTAGTTCTATTTTATAACGATCAGCACCAGGAGCATATTGATTAGGATGTCCCTGAGCATTATCTAATAATGATTCATCTTGATAGGAATCTACAATTGATTCAATAATATTTAACCCAATAATGCAATTAGTGATGGTATTGTTTTCTGGTTCAACAATGAGATTTTGTGTATAAACATCTACAAATAATTCTTTAGTATAAAACACCCCTTTATCAATAGATACAACTTTACCAACATTAGCACCTTTAATATCAATCACTATTTGAGTAGGATTATCTTCAATAGTATATACTGTATCTGTATTAAGAAAATGCATTCTATTTTCTTCACCAGTAACATTATATGAATTAAAGTATTTTATGTATAAACAAGTAGGATAATCATCGGTAGCGGGGGAACTACCTAATACTACCGCAGTAATATAATTGTCAAAATATCCCGCAGTATTAGGATAAAATCCATCTATTAATGGAGCATTAGTAATGGTTTTACCAATTAAATTAGTAACATTAATATTAGTAACAAATAAAATATCTGCTTTAGTATTTAATACAACACCACCAGGAATAACCATGGAGTTTTTCTTAAATATATGATTAGCAAATGTAGAAATTTGATGCTGGGAAATAGATTGTAATTGATTAAGTTCTCTACTTTGAACCGCATATCCAGGTTTGAATAAAATTTTATAGAAATTCTTTTCTGGATCATAATCATCAAAATAAGGATAGGAATTGAAATTGATTGCCATTTATAAAAATCTCTTAAAAGTTGATGACGGTTTTTAATACTACAGTTTGTTCATTATTGGGAAGAAATGCTTCTCTATTGTCAATTAATAATAATTCTCCAGTTTGTTTGTTGATGTCTGGATAATCAATAGAAATGATAATTAATTGTTTTGGTCCTTGATATAATGTTTGTCCAAGTACTAATTTACTATTTGCTTTAGGATGTAATAATAAATTAATATGAGTGGTTGGCATAGTAGTAATCGTAGAACCTAAAATACTATATTCATTATTATTTATATCAGTTATAGGCAAAGAAAGATCAAGAGTACCGCTATTTAATTGACATAAAATAGTAAAACAACCGGAACCTATTGATTTATTAAAGCGTAAATTAGAAGAATATTGTAATGGATTTTTAATAATACCAAATTGTCTATATTCATTATTAAGAGTAAATCCATTTATTCTTTCATCTGATAAAGTAGTTCCTATTCCTAAGGCAGTAGTGTATAATTCAGTAATAGCGTTTTTACAGTGCCCAGATTGAGGAGATATTAATGGAGTAATTATAGCATCCTCGGTATTATCATCTCCTAAATCTCTGGTGATAATAATATTAGCATAAGAATAATCGTGTCCTGGATTAGTAATAGTAACACCGGTAATAGCTCTACCTGTTAATATTGGAGTAGCAGTGCATTCAAATCCATCACCCATCACTGTTAAAGTAGGGGGTGTCCAATAAACTCCGGGTACTTCTACTCTCATACATTCAATAGTTCCAGGAATAGCACTTAATTCTATATAATCTTGTTTAGTGCTAGAATTACCATAAATAATATCTGGTCTAATATCTACATTAGCACCGACACCATAATAAGATTCATTGGCAGTAATTGTAGCATAAGTATAACCAACACCAGGATCATTACATACAACCCCAGTAATTTGAGTGTTTTCAATGATAGGAGTGAATCTAGCAGCACTTTTTTCAGTATTAATAGTTATACTAGGCAATATTAGCGGAATATATTTAAGGTTATTTGTAGTACCATCAATATGAGTAGGAATAGATGTTAGATTAGTAATATTAGCCATTACCTCATACATTCTATTTGTTTCACCTTCTGGCTTAACTAATAAAAATTCTCCTATTACTAAATCAACTCCTGCTTCATTAAATTCTTTTATAGTAGCAATAAATGCTAAATTATTTATTGACCCAGTGGTATGTAGGGGTTCTTCTGTATTACTTAATGTTACATTATCATCATCGACAATATAATAATTATCACTATATCTTATTAATGAATGTTTATCTACGGCAATTGGATCAAAAGCAGTATTTCGTTCAACAAATGTGTAATAATTATTATTAGAAATACTATATAATTGAGGTGGTTCTATAGTAATAATAGGATCTACTGAATATCCATATCCATAAAATAATTTAATATTAGCAGTAGCCTGTTGACCAACATATTCTAAATTAACGTCTCCATTTAATACTATTCCGATATCATGAGTAGGACCAACACTTGATAAAGTCCCATCAGCCAATGCTTTATAATAATTATAACCATGTTTAATAATATCATCAACAGATATAGATGAATTACCAGAAAAATCAATATAACCAGAGAATGGTTCTGAAATAGTTACAACATAATACTCAGAATTATTATAACCTATTCCGGTATTAGTAATAGAGATAGAAGATACTCTACCATTAATAACATTACATATACCTGTAGCAGCAACATGACCGGTAC